CTGCAAAGAAGCAACCTTTGATTCCCGTTTAGACGAGTGTCGTAAACTCGTCCGCCTTCTTCATACTATGGAGCATGTTGTGAATGCCATGTATGAAGCAGTCCTGGCTGCCTGGGGACTAACAGCAAACTCTGCTGGACTTACAGGCTTTGTCTTTAGTTTAGGTTGGGAATTGTATCTTACATTTTTCAACGTGGCCTATTGGCTGATTGGTGGCCTAGACGCGATACCAACTCGCGTCAGAGTGTTCTTGGCCATCGCCGTTGTGTTATTTTCAAGTCTGAAGTCTAGACGTAGACACGCAGGCATAACACGACGGTTTAGTTTGTTGCGACGCCTATTTACCCGCCATCTCAAGATGGATGACGGAATTCGAGCTGACTGGCAGGCAAATTTCACTTTGCCCTACATAAAACCACAGCCAGATCACAGCCATGGCGTCTCAGCTGCGAATCGCACCTCCGCATCGTTCGCAATAGACTCCTTTATCAGACGGAGAGGCATGTTAAGTTATGTCGTGTCGAGTAGCGGCCGAGAACTTGAAAGCTCGGACGGATTTCACCAATGGCACGCATTACGGGACTTGAGTTTTGACGAGAAGGCTGACACTGTCACTGACAACCATATACTTAAGATGGTTGATGTCGATTACTATCTAGACATGGAAGAATGGGCGCAGTATGAAAGACCCATGCTGCTATACACATTCGTTCCTACATCAGTGGCCAGCTCAAAATCTGAATACAATTATCGTATTGAGGGTGATCATGTAATATACGAAACTTATGGCGGTAACCGATACCGTCATCAGGTTTGGAATTACAGTAAGGATTACGTCATATTCAAGACCGGATGGTTTACGCGAGTGGTTTACTCTGTCGACTCCAAACAAGTTGACGAGCACCACCGTGTAATCCTCCTCGCTCCCATCATGCGCTTGTTCTCTCTGTGGGGATACTGGAGCAAATTTGATGTAGACGAGCTCCGAAGATTAAAATCAACTCTGACTAATGGTACTTGCATGCTACGATATACCACACCAAAAGGTGATGTGATATCAGTCCGGCCACAGAATATTTCTGTCGCCGTTGACATGCCTGTCCGCGTATTCGAGGCAGCACAAATAAGATTCAACGCTAGTTCCGCCCCTATGATGTCCGACTTAAATCGGTACCTCAAGGAAGCTAAACTAGAAGATACTGACTCAAATGCTGCCATCTTGTACGAGGCTCTAAAATCAGGAGTCTATGTAGTCGGAGATGTTGATGTGGCTAAAGCTGGCATTGCTAGGGAAGCCAAGACAAAACAATTGGAACATTACCAAGGACTAGGCCCATTCGTTGATGAAGACGGCAAAGAAATTGGAAGGTCTGTAGCTCCCGCCATTGTCAAATATCCTGATGTGGTGCCAAACAAGTCATATAATAATGACTGGCTATCAATCGAAAACCGCATCAAGAAAGTCACTAACAACTTCGAAGTTCCTAGTAGATTCACCAAATATGCAGACGAGTTCGTAACTCTAGTTTTAGGTGAACATGCGGGAGTGGGCGCACCTTTCGATCATGATGTGGTGAGGTCGTATCAGAGTAAACCGATGCAACGAGCGAGACTTGCAAAGTCTCAACACTGGTTGCTGTCTGAACCCGCCATTAATGTGAGATCATTCATGAAACAAGAATCATATGGCAAAGTCAATGCACCCCGGAATATCTCAACTGTTGGTGTCACACACACCATTCAACTTAGCTCTTACACCTACTCGTTCAAGCAACAGGTGTTATACCCATATCAATGGTATGCACCCGGCAAATCTCCAAAACAGATAGCTGAAAGAATTGCAACACTTGGAATGAGTTTTGACAAGCTGAGTGAAACAGATTATGAGAAGTTTGATGGAACTATCTCTTACTGGCTACGAGACAATGTTGAACGAGCCATGTATATGCGGTGGTGCCATCCCGAACATCGGCAATCATTGGCTAGTGTCTTGGATGTTGAGATAAATCAACACGCCAGGACGTCCCATGGACTGCCATATGAACCCAAAGCATCTCGCCTATCCGGATCACCATTAACAACTGATGGAAACACCCTCATCAACGCTTTCGTTAGTTTCGCGGCATACCGCGAAGCTAAGATAAGCGCTGATCATGCCTTTAAGTTCTTAGGCGTGTATGGGGGTGATGATGGAGTCACACCCGTTGCGGGTGTGCATCTGGACAAGGCGGCTCATCTTTTGGGCTTGAAATTGAAATGTGAAACACGGCGGAACGGTGATATAGTGTGTTTCCTTGGGCGAGTCTTTCCAAACGCATGGGGGGGGGATCTTGGTTCAATCCAAGACCCTATGCGAACTTGGAAGAAGTTGCACATATCATTTGCAAATAAGACTCTGTCTGATCAGCAAGCATTGGCTGATCGTGCGCTGGGATATCTACTTCTTGATCCAAAGGCTCCCGTCACCTCGACATGGTGCCGGAAAGCGTTGGAGATCTGTGGAAGGACTGGACGCATCAGTGATACTGATACGCCATTCTTTGTCAGATCTGAGAATATGGAGACAACAGCCAAGGGAATAATCATCAAAACGAAGGATGAGCAGCATTATGAAACTGTCGGACGTACTATCGTACCTTTAGAAACGAACAGCTGGCCACAACTTGGTTATGATCTAGCTATTGAAGCAATAGCAAAATCAACCGGGTTTCTGGCTAGTGAAATAGAGGTCTTCGACAATACCATACGAGATTCGGCAACGCTAGAAGAAGTAGAAGGACTAGTCCATAACACGCCCGTCGCGCCCGCAGTGGAAGCTGCTGTGGGTCATGACATAGTCCGACCACCCGCTAGCACCGCAACCATTGATACCGTGGTTGTCGCAAGAGTGCCGAAAAGACGCCAAGCTCGCAGTAACAAGGACCAACCCCGTGAGAAAATCTCTCATGGCGCTTCTCGCCCCTCCCGGGGAGCCGGTCGGCAACGACCGACTCAATCGGAACCTGGAGTGGTGGAACGCCATGACCGGAAGCAAACTACCAATGGACGCAACACTAATAACACCAGAAAGTCCAATGGTCGCCCACCTTCCGGCCCTCGATCAATCCGATGATCGGGAAGCACTGGGTTCACTTAGCGACGATTCATGAGAAGTCCAATTCTCATATAGCACACCCAGCGAGTGTGCCCCTA